CACCAACCGTAGTGGCTGGTGACGCAATATCCAAGTTACCCTCACCCCAATTAGGATACCGTATCTGCCTCATAGGCATCGCAGTAGCCACTGGCTTCGAAAAGCCAAAGGCTGACGCGGCGCGACTAGAGGCATTGAGGAACCACGCAGTGGGCGCGGTGAAAGGCCTTAATGAAGGCATCCACCGACCCACAGCTGTGGGCAACCTAGCAGCAGCAGCAAGTACTCCTGAAAACTGTCCGTTAGCTTCCAACTCAGCCTGAGCCACATCTTTCCCTTTCGGGTTGGATGCGATGCCAGACTGAGGAACAACCGTAGCAGCATCCACCAATGGCAGATGCCCGATCACCTCAATGTTCTCGAAGTGAACGTAAACCTTAAACACAGGAGTGCCTGAGTTGGCAAGCGCGGGTGTACCCAACACTTGCACAACTGCAAACACACCCATGCTGTGGTTGATCTCACTGTCCGTGCTACCCCAGTACTCAAACTCGGATAGATAAGGCACAGTAAGCCTAGCTTGGGTGTTCTCTGACAAGTTCAACCTCGTGTGAGGCAAGTGAGTTATCATGGATGGTCTAGTCACCCGCAAGAACTGATTGGTGCCATACTGAAAGCCCAACACCACTAACCCTTGTTGAAAGGGGTTGGCATTGTGCTCCAGCGTGAACACCACGTCAGCTCTTATCCCGCGCACACCACGAAGGCGATTCGCGAAATTGGGTATGGCATTGGCCATCTGATTCCAAGACAATGACAGGTTATACAACCCGCCAGGGGATGTGATCAGATTGCCTCTGGCCACCAAGGTGGGGCGACTAAAGAAGGTCTTAATATCTTGTAACTGGGTAGAACCACTCAAAAAGTGGGACCCAGCTCCAGACAGACCCTCCGTGCAAATTCCGGCCTCGCCCTCAAAGGACATACCGACATGAGTGTCTTTGGTAGTGGGGACACTAAGCCCATCAATCGTAGCACATTCTTCTATCTTAGAGGGATCTGTAGCGTGCGACTATGTACAAGGCTGGTCCGCACGAACCAAACCAGGTGAGACTGTCTCTCTGTAACCACTGAGTAGTAACGGAGACCCTTCCTGTCCAAACAATCATGCCGCAGTCTCTGTATGTACATGAATGAATGCGTATATAAGGTCAGAACCAAACATCGGTGCGCGCAAGACAGATCTCACGCGCTTGATCATATGAGTTGAATGGGAGCTCGATGCCCACATCACGGCAATAATTCGCCGCGGCATGGTACCGAGTATCCCACTCGGATCGTGGATGCAAGGAGAGCTCCAGGAGAGCCTCCTTGAAGTTCACAGCCTGGTCTCCCAGAGCTGTGCGATCAGACTTGTAGAAGTATGTACGGTAGAGGATGCTGTCCATAGCCAAGGGGGCAATCCAACCCCCATCCACGATAGACTCCACGAAACCACGCTTCAAGAACGTGATGTCGTTGATAGTCTCGTATGGCTTGAGTTCAGCATCCTTCTTGTCTGAGGTGTAGGTGAGGTTGAACTTCTCCTTCATCATCCTGGCGACACTCACCTGATTAAAGACTTCGATGGTGTCGTCATCGGCACCGACAACGTTGTCGTCGCCGAAGGTGCAAATGAATACATGGTCCCACATATTCTCATAGTCCCCCGTGGCCTCAACATAGCAGGCCGTGAGGGTGTACAGAGAGTACATGGAATTGACAGCCGTAGTGAGCGGATGCCCACTAGGCAGGGATTTGTTCCACTGGACCACAGTGTCAAGCACTGGGCCATCCCCAGCCAGGTGACG